TTGGAACCAGGTGGATCGGTACAGCAAAAAGTACACAAACAACTATGACAGAGGTCTAGAAAAAAACGTGGAGTTTTAAAAAGGTTTGCCCTCTAAAACTATGAAGCGCTAGACAAGGTGAAGGTTAACACTAGAAAATGGGTCAAACGTCAAACCACCCCAAATAGGATGCAAGTAGGATGGGTCGAAGTTTAGTAGACGCTCGCGAAAGTAAAAGCCGAAGACGTAAAAGAGGGTTATTCTGCCGAGAAGAAAATCACGAACAACTATCCCGTATTAAATTAGAATCCTGGTAAAATTGTTAATAACTTTTTTAACCAGGATTTTTTTATGTCAAATGTTTTGATTATATTTACATATCAAATTAAAACTTATACATCATGTCAGAAGAATCTAATTACCTAGCAGAACAAGAATATAGAGAGTATATGAGATTAATTAACTCAGTTGAAATCTTAACTCAAGCAGAATATGAGTTATGTAAAAAATGGGACGCTGAAGAGGCTTGGAAGTATTTAAACAATATTGGAGAAGGTCGTTGGCTAAACTGCAATGTTTATTCTGAATATGACCATGAAAAGCGTCAGTTTGAAATGGAAACAGGAGTTGTTGGAAGTTATGACGATCCTAATTATTTACGTGCATAAAAAACAAAAGCAATATATAACATATAATACTTAAAACTTATTTTATGAACATTTTAGATGAAGCAAGCGGAATAGTTAATAACCGCTCAGAAGAAGCAGATAGACAATATGGTCCTTTCTCAGAAGGCATGGACAGAGCTGCAATGATTTTTACTGGTATGACCGGAATTGAAGTTACCGGAGAACACATGTTTAAGGCATTAGTTGCACTTAAATTTTCAAGAGAATCTTACAATCACAAGCGTGATAACCTATTAGATGCAGTTGCATACATCCAAGGATTGGATAACTACATTGAAGAAAAACAAAACAATGGTTAACATTTACGAAGTTTTAGAATCGTTACAAGGCAAGAAGATTGCAATTGATGATGTAGTAACTACATATAGTTCTAAGAAAGCTAGCCATAAAAGTGCATGGGCTTTTCTCTTAGCAAATCAATTAAAGTCTTTAGGTCTAGATGTTGAAGTACTTACTAAGTCTGAGGATATTCATTCTTTCGACGTTTGGTTAGTAGCACTTCCAATGGAATTTCAAGGGTCTTATAATCTATTCGGTGGAGCAACTGATGAGCCAGCAGAAAGAATTAAAAGATTCTTAGATTTTAAAGGACAAATCTATTGTTTAAATAGAGAAATGCCAGATGTCGGTGCATTCGCACAAAGTAGAATGAAAGCATGCTCTCCATTATGGACATCTCTTAATGTAGATGAACTTTCAAAAAAGAGTAAAGAAACCCAAACAATTGAATTAAAATTATCTTCCGGAACATTTGTTCTAGGAGATTCACACTCAGTTTCAGTCTATCATCCAGGTGGAAACATCAGTAGGAATGATGGTAAAACATTGTTTGGAGTTATGAAGGAGGGAATGGCATCCTATATACCTGAAGGAACAACTCATTTGATAACCTACTTTGGAAATATCGATATTCGCCATCATCTTTGCCGACAAGAAAAACCAGTAGATGCAACTAAGAAACTTGTAAAGAATTATTTTGAACATTTAAAATCTCTTAATATTGAAAAGATTTCAGTGGTTAAATTACTTCCAATCGAATTCGAAGAACGCAGAATCCCAAAGACCGGATTTTATAAAGGAACACCATTCATTGGTTCTCAACGTGAAAGAACTCAATTGATGCAAATCTTTAATGAAGAGGTTGCAAATCTCTCGGCTATATATAATATGAATGTAATCGAATGGCCAAGTAATTGGTACGAGGAAGATCCAAAGTATTTTGCAGATACCTATATGGAAAAACCAGGTTCCGTTCACTTATCTAGAGAGTTTTATCAATATGATTTCGAGACGTCCGAAAAAAATAAAACATTAAAGAAAACTATTAATAGTCTTTTTTGAAACTTTTTAAATAAACCCAGTATAAATTAATATAAAATTAAATTTTTAACAAAATGAACAAAATTAAAGTTGGAATTATTGGCACAGGAAATTGTGCAAAATCATTGGTTGAAGGAGTTCAGTTCTACACAGAAAATACGAACAACATTACCGGAATGATGAAATCAGATATTGGAGGTTACAAAGCTGAAAATATTGAATTTACATGTGCATTCGAGATTGACGAACGTAAAGTTAATCAAACTCTTGGAGTTGCATTAAAACAAAAACCAAACTGTGCGTACGACATCGTTGATGTTATTACTTCTACAGCGCCAGTTTACGAAGCACCAGTAATCGATGGTTACGCTGCATTGATGGATAATTATCCAGAATCAAACAGATTTTTAGTTGATGAGAAGTTAAGAAACTCAACTGATAAAAATCGTACAGATTGGACTAGCAGAAAAGCAAGAGAGTGGAAAGACCAAATCATTGCTAAATTAAAAGAGCATGAGGTAGAAGTATTGGTAAACTATTTACCAGTAGGTTCTCAAAAAACTACAGAATTTTGGGCTGAAATCTGCCTAGAAACTGGAATTTCTTTCGTAAACTGTATTCCTGTATTTATTGCATCTGATCCTGCATGGGAGCAAAGATTCATTGATGCTGGAATTCCAATTATTGGAGATGATATGCGTTCTCAATTTGGAGCAAGTATTTTATCTCAAATGTTGCAAGAGCTTGCTTTTGAAAGAGGTCACCATGTAAAAGCGCACATCCAAAGAAATGTTGGAGGTAACACCGATTTCTTAAACATGGAAGATAAATCACGTTTAGCTTCTAAAAAGATTTCGAAAGAAAATGTTATCCGTGCACAAAATGAAATTAGAGGAATCTCAACTGAAGATTCATTTTTACATGCAGGTCCTTCTGAGTATATCTCATTCTATGGAGATAACAAAGTTGCTAACTTCCGTTTAGAACTTGAAGGATTTGGAGGAGCGCCAGTTCTTTTTGATGCTCAATTAAGCGTACAAGATTCACCAAACTCTGCAGGAGTTGTAATCGACGCAATCCGTTACTTAAAAGTAGCAAGAGAATTAGGAGTTGTAGGAGCATTAAGAGGTCCTTCAGCGTTTACACAAAAAACTCCACCAGATCAGATGATGTTCTCGGATGCTGTTTATGAGTGTACTGAATTAGCTGCAAGACGCTTAACAGATTCTACTAGAAAACAATTAGTTGCTACAACTAAGGCTCTTTAATTAATTAACTTATGAAAAAGAGAGCTTACGAGCTCTCTTTTTTTATCAAAAAAGTCAGTGAATGTTAAATATTTTTAAAAAGAAAAAAACAAACGGAGAAGTTTATGGATATGATTTTGATGGAGTAATCTCAATAGGAATTACACCAAGATCAGAAAGCGACGTTATTATAACTGGGAGATGTATCGATGAACAAGAAGAAATTAAAGCAATCTTAAAAGAACGCGGAATCAAGTGCAAGGTTTACTTTAATCCAATGACGCTTGCTCAACGAGGAAATCATACAGTAGAGGCTAGAACGTTTTCAGGAAATCATAAAGCTAAAACGATTGGAAATCTTTTAGATAATGGAGTTAACATTACTAGATTTTTTGAAGATGACCCAATTCAATATCAAATTATTCAGGAAAATCATCCTCAAATTCAATTAGTAAATATTGTATCTTCTTTAGTAAAAAAATAAATATGTGGACAGTAGAACAAAAGCAATTTAATAAACTAAAAAGAGAATACTGTTCTTATTTAGGAGCAACTGAAAGAATTGACAGGGACATGATTAAAGATTGTCTTCGTCATTATATACACGAAGATGTTGATTATACTGGTAAAGTATGTCTAGATTTAGGAGGTAATGTTGGCGGTTTTACTAAAATCGCAATTGATGGTGGAGCATCTGCAGTATATACAGTAGAATGTGATACAAGAAATTTTGAAAAACTTTCGAATAGTTTTGCAAACGAACCAAAGGCAAACATTATGCATGCTGCAGTTTCTGGATGCGAAGATAAAACTATTAAGATCTATAAAGGAAATTCTGGAGGTTCGCATTGTTCAACCTCAATTATCAAAAGAAGTTCATTTAATGAATATGACGAAGTTAGAAATATTCACATCAAAGAACTTTTAGAAACTTACAAACCAGATATTATCAAAGTCGATGTTGAAGGTGCTGAGTATGACATAATTCAAGATATTGCCCAATATTATCCTGACGTTCTATTTATAGAATTACACATGGGTAAAGTAAAACAATTTGCACAACCAACAATTGACTTATTAACAGGATTATACCCAAAAAATCAAGTTAATAGTTTTGAAGTATTCAAACATATTGGAGGATACGATTGCTGGTTTAAAAAATAAAACATAAATGGAAAACTTAGCAGAAATTGCAAACATGGACATTATTAAAGACGTCGGAAGATTCTTTAATAAAGTTAATGAAAGAGCCCTTTTTAATATGGGAGTTCTTGAAAGTTACGATAGTGGAGGCGATGAAGCACTTGGTGAAACTGTTGAATATTTCCATCCACAAATTACATTGGATGATCGTATGAGATATATCATGGAGAACATTGTCAATGCACCAATGTCGATGGATAATATTATATGCAACACAATCATCTCTCACTTCTATGGAGCCCGAGGTATTCACCAAGTACTTACAAGGGATCCAAATCCAAAAACAGCACTAGTTGATTTTGAAAGATTATTAGTTGATCGAGATTATGAAGATAAAATTCGTAAGAATTTAGAAGATGCAGTTTCTTTAGGACTACCAATCTATGGATCTACCGAGTTACGTACCAGTTTATATGGAGCTGCCAATAATTATGTCGCAGAACTAAGAAACCAACCAAGAGATGCTCATAAGATTAATATTTTACTATGGGTTGCTAGCTTTATACCTCGAGGAATCACAGGAAGGATGGCCCAGGTTAACTCTTTATCTGAAATGTTTAATATACTAACAGAAATCGAGGGTGTAGGGTCTTACTACGGATATCACTGTTCAACATCGAACTCTGTAAATCCAAGAATCAATATAGACCATGACGAAAGATATTGTGTACCAGGTCCTGGAGCCAGATTTACATTAGATTTAATATTTGGTTCAGATTGTACAGTACCACATGGTGATAGAGTTATTTGGTTCCGAGAAAATTATAAAGAACTTATTGGAGAAATTCCATTACATGAATCTACACACAATATTGTAGTTGATGGTAAAAAGATTTTTAGGCATGAGCAAGATGAACTTAAAACTTATGGATGTGAGGTTGGCCTTTGTCAGTATGGAGTTTATTACCGATTGAGAAGCAATCCACATTTAATTAGTCGAAGAAAAGTTGCCAGGGTTGATGAGAATCTAATGGAATATTTTTTCAATAATAATTTTGAACAAAACGCTCTTTTTTAATATAACAACTATAAAAAATTAAATATGGCAAATATAGACAATGAATGCAAAGATTTGGAAGTAAAAGATTTTTACGAACAATCAACAACACATTTAGCTGACATCATGGAAAACCAAAAGAAAATGCAAGAGCAAACTTATGGTTTCAATTTCGAAGAGATGTCAATTAGAGATATTATGAACTTTTGGCATGTTAACACACATGCTGTAGTTGATGAAATTCACGAAATGACAGATGCTCTTGGAGGTATTAAAGATGGAAGCGGAAATGCAGTATGGAAATACTGGAAAAAAGACTTTTCAAAGTTTGAAACAATGAAAATCTCTGACCTTTCTGAAGATGATAAAAAAGAACTTTATATGGAATGGGTAGATATTTTACACTTCTTTATAAACTATGCGTCTTCAATCGGATTAGATGCAAAAACAGCATACAATTATTACTTCGCAAAAGCCGAAGAAAATGTTAACCGTCAAAAAAGAGGATATTAAATGATATTAGACATCGAACAGCGTGAAAAAGATGTAATCATTTCATACTACAATGAAAAAGGAGAAGTAGCATTCAAACAATATCCAGTGGATAAATTCCAAAACTGGTATGTTTGCGATGATAAAGACAGAGCGGCCAGTCCAGAGTATAAAAACTGGGACGGCCGTTCGGTCAAATTAGGATATGGAAGACAATTCAACAAGTTTTCGATCCTATATTTCTTAGATAGCCTTTCTGAGAAAGATAAAGCTGACTTAACAGCTTACAATATGCCGAAAACTTATTTCGTCGATATTGAAACTGAGATTGTTGATGGATTTCCAAAAGCTGAAGAGGCTAAAAGTAGAATCCTTTCATTCTCAATTATTACACCAGACCGTAAAGCAATCGTTTTAGGTCTTGAAGATATGGCTTCAGATAAAATTCAAAAGATTCAAGATGATACCAATGAGTACTTCAAAGATTTCGATATGGATTGGGAATTTAAGTACCATAAGTTCAAATCAGAGTATGACATGGTAAATACATTCTTAATGAAATTCTTACCTAAGTTTCCAATGATGACTGGATGGAATTTTATTAACTATGACTGGCAATATATTGTTAATCGTTGTAAAAGACTTCAAATCAATATTAGCGAAGTTGGAATGACAGGATCTGTTGATAATACAGACGGTCGTCCATTACATATTGGAATTCTGGATTATATGCAATTGTACGATAAATACGATCGTTCAGTTAAGGTAAAAGAATCCAATTCTCTTGATTATGTTTCTAGTCAAGTACTTAATGTTAACAAGATTAAATTTACGGGATCTCTTCAAGATTTATACCGAGATAATTTTGTTAAATACATTTATTATAACGTAGTCGATTCAGTGCTAGTTTATTATATTGATCAGAAATTAAAATCAATGGAAGTATTACTAACACTTGCAAATATTACAAACATGCCACTTTATAAGGCAAGTTCTCCAGTGGCAGTTACTGAAGCTATTATGGCTAGAAAACTAGCAGAACAGGGAATGAGAATTGGAAGTGAAGAAAAAGCAGATGGTCAAAAAGATGGCCAATATGCTGGAGCATTTGTAAAAGAACCAATTTTAGGATTCTATGAAGGAGTAAGTGCATTTGACTTTGCTTCACTATATCCTTCAATTATGCGTCAGTTTAATATATCACCCGACGCTTACATTGAAAAGATTTATAAAAGTGAAATTGATGAAAGACGTAAAGACAAGAACGTAATTGTATGTGATAATGGAGTAGTATATAAGACCGAAGATTCTATCCTTAGAAAGATATTAAGTGACTTATATGCGCAACGTAAAGATTATAAGAAAACTTCTTATGAATACTTTACAAAAGCTGACGAACTAGCCAAAAGACTTAGATAAATAACTAACAAAAAAAGAAATTCCAAATCATGAATAACATTTTTGAAAAAAGAGTAAACATTTTACCATACGAATACCCTTCCCTATTAGCATACAAAGATGCGATCCGACATTCATACTGGATCCACACAGAATTTAACTTTACGACAGATATTGATGACTTTATGACTAAAGTATCTGATTCTGAGCGTGAAGTAATTAAAAGAGCAATGTTAGCTATTGCTCAAATTGAAGTTAATGTTAAAACATTTTGGGCAGATCTTTATAAAAGAATGCCTATCACAGAAATTGGAGATGTTGGTATGACATTTGCAGAATCTGAAGTAAGACACAAAGATGCTTACGCACAATTATTAAGAATCCTAGGATTAGAAGACGAATTCCAACATGTAGTAGAGATTCCAGCAATTAAAGATAGAATTGCATACTTGTCAAAGTATTTGGACGGTACAAGAAGTAAGGACAATAAAATGTATACGAAATCCGTATTATTATTTTCATTGTTTATTGAGCATGTTAGTTTATTTAGCCAATTCTTTATTATGATGTCTTTCAACAAAGAGAAAAACTTATTTAAAGGTATTTCAAATGTAGTTGAAGCAACTTCAAAAGAAGAGGAAATCCACGGAAACTTTGGTTCTGAATTAATCAATATTATTAAGAGAGAAAATCCAGAATGGTTTGATGAGGAATTCGAACAACTTATAGATTCTGCTTGCAAAAAAGCATATTTAGCAGAGGTTAAAATTCTTGATTGGATTTTCGAAGAGGGAGAACTTGATTTTCTATCAAAAGAAACAATCAAACAATTTATTCAAAATCGTTTCAATAATTCTTTACAAAGAATTGGAATGAAACCAGTATTTGAAGTTGATTTTACAGAAGTAGAGAAATCTTTATGGTTTGACGTTGAAATTCTTTCAACAAAAGAGGGTGATTTCTTCTATAAAAAATCAATTGACTACAACAAAAAGTCTAAGGCAATTACCGAAGACGACTTATTTTAAATTAAAAAACATAGCGAACTTAAATGGAATACACAAAAAATTACTGGCTAAATGAAGACAGTAGAACATTTTTATCTAGAGGTTATATTAAAGAATCTCCAGAACAGCGAATTAAAGATGTAGCAAACACTGCAGAAAAACAATTAAAAATTGAAGGGTTTGCAAAAAAGTTCGAGGACTATATGACAAGAGGTTTTTATAGTTTATCAACTCCAGTTTGGATCAATTATGGAAAAGATAAAGGACTTCCAGTTAGTTGTTATGGAAGCAATGTTGATGATACATTAGATAGTATCTTAAATGGTTCTAGAGAAATTGGAATGATGTCTAAATACGGAGGAGGTACTTCAGTATTTTTAGGAAACATTAGAGCAAGAGGAACTAAAATATCAACAGGAGGAACAGCAGACGGACCAGTCCATTATGCTAGAATGTACGATACAACTGTTGATGTATGTAAACAATCAGAAGCAAGAAGAGGAGCATGTGCTGCATGGTTACCAATCGAACATAGTGATATTTTAGAATTTTTAGACATTGGAACTGATGGTAATCCAATTCAAAATTTACAGTATGGAGTTACAGTAACTGACGCTTGGTTAGACGAAATGAAAGCTGGAGATGCTGACAAACGTAAAGTTTGGGCTAAAGTTATTCAAAGACGTAATGAGTTTGGTTTTCCTTACATCATGTTTAAAGACAATTCAAATAACAATTCGCCATACAAAGAATTAGGACTTGATATTACTGCAAGTAATTTATGTAGTGAAATTCAATTACCAACAGATTCATTCAATTCTTTTGTATGTTGTTTAGGTTCTATTAACTTATTACATTGGGATGAAATTAAAGAAACTGATGCAATTGAAGTTTACACTTTGTTCTTAAACGCGGTTATGGATGAATTCATTCTTAAATCTTATAACATGCCTGGTATGAAAAGAGCATGGAGATTTGCAAACGATCATAGAGCATTAGGACTTGGAGTTTTAGGTTATCATTCGTTGTTTCAATCTAAATTAATTACGTTTGATTCTCTTCAAGCAAAACAATTAAATCATGAAATCTTTTCAACATTAAAAGAAAAGAGCGAAGAGGCTTCAAGATGGTTACATGATGAGAAAGGTTACAGATCTATTCGACCAGGATATGCAAACACAACATTGATTGCAATTGCTCCAACGAAAAGTAGTTCATTTATTTTAGGACAGGTAAGTATGGGAATTGAACCAATCAAGTCTAATTATTTTATTAAAGATTTGGCAAAGTCGAAAACTATTTATAAAAATCCTTTCTTAATTGAAGAACTTGAAAAATATGGTTTAAATACACCAGATGTTTGGGAAGGAATCTTAAAAAGAGACGGTAGCGTTCAACATTTAGATTTTCCAACAAAAGAAGTTTTTAAATCATTTGTTGAAATCAGTCCAAAAGAAATAGTTTTACAAGCGGCTCAAAGGCAACATTTTATTGACCAATCTCAGTCGTTAAATTTAATGATACATCCTTCAGTTTCAGCTAAAGATATTAATACACTATATCTATATGCTCACGAAGAAGGGATTAAAACTTTATACTATCAATTTAGTCAAAGTTCAGCTCAATCATTTGCAAGAGACATTCTTGAATGTTCAAGCTGTGAAGGATAAAAATACGGCAATCTGAAATACGATTGCATTTTAGGACCGGGACTAGTTCACGGAAAGTAAAGCAGGGAATTCGCTACTCCCTGCTTTTTTATGTTTAAAAAGATGGATATATAATAGAAATATAATACACTATAGATGATTCCAATTAAGCTTTTTGAAGAATTCGTATACAAAGAAAATCTTAAAAATAAATACGCGAAAAAAGTAGCATGGATTATGAAATCCAATGACATTCAATCAACATCAGGTGATGTAAATGGCCGTGAAAAGAAATACAATATTGCCGCAAAAGGAAATTTATTCCTAAATTATGCAACTAAAGAAGATTTTGAAGATGATAAAGTTTCTGTACCTTCTGACGTGCCGATTCTTTATTATGGGGGTTTTGGAGGAACAACACATCCAGAAGCAGTTGCATTTTTAAAGAATAAAAATATAAACAACGACAATCTTTACAATAAAAGAGAATTACTTCCATTATCAGGAGATAAAGTAAAATTTGCAAAAGCAGCATCAAAATTTGATTGGCTTCCAAATACCGTTTTTACAAAAGAAGAGGCTATTAATGGCGATGTTGGTTTTCCAGTAATTGCAAAAATAAAAGATGGACATAGCGGACTTGGAATTCAAAAGTTTGATAATGCTAAAGAATTAGAAGACAGTAAAGATGAATTTGATTTATTTTGTCAATTTATAGATTTTGCAAGAGAATACAGAGTAATGTTCTGTAGAGACAAGATTTTCGTTATTAATGAAAGAGTACCTAGAATTGAGGACGATCGTTCAATTAAAACAAAAACAGCAGAAGAGAAAATCAGTTTTACTTATGTTTATCAAGACCAAAACAAAGTAGATCCTGAATTCATTGAAAATGTGTTATCGATCTGTAAAGATGTTAAAACATTCTTAGACCTAGACTTATGGGCCTTAGATATTGTCGTTGATAAAAAAGGTAAAATGTGGATTATGGAAACATCATCTGCAACCGGACTTGGAAGCGTTAAAATGTGTGAGGTTTACAAAGCAATGTACGAGGATTTTTATGGAGAACCATTAGATAACGAATTTTTAGAGGACATTTATTTAAAATATGTAGTACCTGGCCACCAAAATTACTACCCAAAATTCAAAAAAGAAATTGAATCTTCTCAATGGGCAATGGACTATAAGATATTAACAGACCCAAAGGCAAAAGATGGTTATAAATACTTCTTTAATATTAAGTAACAATATGAAGACAGGAGTATTTAAAACGTCGTACAAGGAGAATGAGAAAAGATTACCGATCTATCCTGATCATATTAAAAATGTAGATCCATCCCTACTTAAAGAATTAATCTTCGAACATGGATATGGAGAGGATTATGGATATACTGACGCTGACTTAGAAAGTTGGGGATGTACCTTAGGGTCTAGAGAATCTCTTTATGATTGTGACATTATTATACTTCCAAAACCAATCGCAACTGATCTTGAAAAAATGAAATTTGGAGGGATATTATGCGGATGGACTCATGCAGTCCAACAGCGAGATATTACGGATCTTGCCATTAGGAAAAAACTCACACTGTTGGCATGGGAGGAAATGAATATTGAAAATAAGCATGGAAAACTTCATATTTTCTATCGTAACAATGAATTAGCAGGATATGCTGGAGTTCTACACTTTTTAGAATTGAAAGGAATGGATGGACATTATGGTCCTAGAAAAAACGTAGTAATCTTAGGATACGGTTCAGTAAGTAGAGGGGCTATATATGCTCTACAAGGTCGTGGATTTAACAATATTATAGTATACACTCAAAGAGAATCTCATTTAGTTGCCGATAAAAATCCAGACGTTTATTATAAATCTTTTAAAAATGATGATCTTAGTAAAGACCTAAATAATGCCGATATAATTTTTAACGGTATTTTACAAAATGTCAATGCACCCTTAAATTATATTGAAACTCAAGAACAATTAGATTCTTTAAAGAAAAACGCAGCAATAATAGATATTAGTTGTGATAGTGGTATGGGATTCTTTTTTGCAGTTCCAACCTCTTTTGAAGAACCGATAATTGAATTAGAAAGAGGAATTTCATACTATTCAGTAGACCATACACCAACATATTTATGGAATGCAGCATCTCGTGAAATTTCAAGCGCATTACTTCCATACTTAGATACTATTATGAAACCTAAAAAATGGAAAGAAGATTTAGTTATTAATAGATCCATCGATATAGAAAATGGAGAAATAATTAATCAAAATATAAACAAATTTCAAAAGAGATAAAAATTTAACATAAAAAATTTTACCAAATCGTTTTAATTGATTATATTTACATATCAAATTAAAAAGATATATAACTATAATAAAAATAAATAAAATTATGAAACATATTAAATTATTTGAAGATTTCTTAACAGAAGCTTCTAGTCCAAAACCAGAAATTCTTGTTAAATTATTTAAAGAATTATCTAAAGCTAAAAACGTAGAAAAAGTAGTTTGGGGATTAGACAAAGATGAAGAATTTCCACATATTGTACATTTTGCAAATGGATTAGAATCAGAAGCAGATAGACACGAAGGCGAAATGGAAGAGTTTTCATTCTACTTAAATGATGATGGTGAAACTATTCTTGGAATCTATGATTTAAGCGGATACGACGAAGAATTAGCAACTGTTAAAGATGCACTTAACTGGTGTAGAGCTAACGAAAAATAATATAAACCAAAATAAAACATGAAACATATTAAATTATTCGAACAATTCGTAAACGAATCTATAACTATAGACATAGATATACACATGGCTCTCGAATCTGCAGCAGGAAATGGAAGATCTATTGGAAGATATAATGGAGCTACAGGTGCTTCTGCCGAATGGGATAACCAAACTGTTATTTCAAATGCATCAGAGTATTCTATTGAAATACTGACAGATGCTTCAGTTGTGTTAAGACAAGCAGGAATTCAAGTAAAAGAAAAACCAATACAAGATGGTATATTAACAACTAAATTCGGAGGAACAACATGGACGTATCAATTTAAAGGTGGCAAATGGATCGCTACAGTTGCTGGTTCTAATAGTACTACAGAAGCTCCAAAAGACATTTATGAATTTATTAGATTTATGGTTGCTCGAAAATATATAAAATTTAAAGATAAATCAGTAGGAAGTAAATAAAGAACCACTCCTCAGGATAGAATCGGAGGACCGACTCTTAAGAGTTTCAACAAAAACCTGTTACTTTGTAGCAGGTTTTTTTATGTGAAACAAAATGCTAATACCCCTTATAATACTTAAATAATTAAATTTATAAATAATAGCACATGAAAATTAGCATTGACAAAGTAGACCAAAACAATTTCATCGGTTTTGTGAATCGACTTAAAGTAATTGACACATTCATTTACTTTAAAATTAAGGATGGAGTAATTCAAGCTTCAGCATATCTTCCACAAAGAGATGCAGTAAAACATCACAGAGTTCCAGTTGGACAAGTATTCCAATTAGAAGAAGGAGCAATTAGTACAACTAAAGAATTAAAGATCGCTTTCTTTGATGCTTCTCGTTTAACTGATGCATTTAAGCAGTTTGAGTTTGGTAATGTTCAGGCAGAAATTGAATTCGTAGAAAATGACGAAGATTTCGTAGCAACTGAATTCCGTATTTTTAACAATGAGTTAGAAATTAAATTAGCTTGTTCTGAGCCTTCATTAGGTTACAAAGATTTAACAGATTCTCAAATCCAAGCAATCTTTAATATTGACGCAGCAAATTATGTATTCGACATGGATTATACTGCAACTTCTAAAGTTCGTTCCCTATTCGGATTGGACAAAGAAGAGACTTTCACTATCACTACTAATAAAGATGGTGTAAGAATGAAAGGTAAAACTTACAACTACTTAGTTACCGATGGTTTCGAAGGAGAAAACGGTAAAGATGTTACCCTATTCAAAAAATATTTAGCTCTTTTAGACAAAGAGGATTATTCAGCAAATGTTATGGATAACCGAGTAGTATTACGCTCAAAAGATTCTGAAACATTATTAACAATTGCAACTTGCCAAACCGCTGAATAAATTATGACAATCGAAGAATTAATACTAAAACCAGAAGACGATCTAACAAAAGACGAGATTAAAATCTTGGTTGAGCATTATTCTATGTTGTCAGCCAAATATACCGCATACGAACAAGCAGTAAAAGTAATGCTAAATTCGATTTACGGCGCATTTGGAAACAAATGGTTTCACTTTTTCAATATAGATATTGCAGAATCGATCACATTACAGGGTCAATCTGCGATTCTATATTCTGAAAAGATTCTTAACAAATATTTTCAGGAGTTTTGGATTAAAGACAAAGCAGTCCATGAATATTTCAATATAGAAATTAAAAACAAGCTGGTAAAACCTTCAGTTATCTATATTGATACCGATTCATGTTACGTACAGTTTCAAGAGATGTATGAATCTATTGAATGGCTTGGAGAAAAGCTATCAATTGACCAATTCATTATGAAATTGTACAACTTTAGACTTAAAGAATATATCTTTAAGTGTATGGAAAAATATGCTGAAGCAACAAATACCGAGAATTTCCTTACGTTTGAATTAGAAACTATTGCATACTCTGGAATTTGGTTAGCTAAGAAAAAGTATCTTCAAAATATTGCATGGGAAGATAAAATCGGAATTGACGATCGATATCCATCATTAAAGAAGGTTAAAACTATCGGATTTGATACAATTCAAAGTTCAACTCCAGCGCTTGCAAGAAAGCAATTAACTGAGATTCTTAAATTGATTCTATCAGAAAAACCTACGGCATCTTTATTAAAAAGATTAGTAGATTATTTAAAACAATGTAAGAAAGAATTTCAATTAGCAAGTATTGATGAAATTTGTTTTAATAAAAGAACTAACAATATTGAAAAGTATATTGTCGATGACACTATTGAATTTCAGTATGGTTTAAAATGTCCTCCTAATGTTAAAGCTGCAGGATTCTATAATTTCTTAATGAATCAGAATCCTAAGTTTAAGAACAAATACAAAATGATTGGTAATGGTGAAAAGTTAAAATTGTACCATTGTAAACATGGAACTTGCGAAATATTCGCATACCAACCAGGAGCCCATCCTTATGAAATTGCACCTCAAGTTGATTATGAAATGCAATTTGAAAAAAGTGTAATTGATCCATTGAACAGGGTTCTTACGGCAGTTGGATTACACACGTTAAATAGAAACTTAATTTATTCAACATCATTATTTTAATATGAGTATAGACATCGAAAACATCAGCGAAGAACAAAACAGGTTCATTCAAAGCTATAAAAGAATCAATGAAAGACTTGAAACTCTTCAAAAGCAAATGACATTAATACAATATGAAACTCAAGGGCTACTAACGGAACTTGAGGATCTTAGACAAATGGAAACAAAAAAATACAAAAATGGCAAAAAATAACTTTACGTTCGACGACTTAAACAAAGAACTTGCAACCTTAAATCCACTAGGATCTGTAATGGATCAATCTAATTTTTCAGAAGTTACTGAATGGATTCACACAGGAAACTATCACTTAAACGCATGCGTTAGTGGTTCTCTTTTTAGAGGTTGGCCAAATAATAGATCATGTTCTGTTGCTGGACCATCAGGAACCGGTAAAACATTCCTTACATTAAACTCTGTAAGAGAGGCAATTAACATGGGTTATAGCGTAATTTACTATGATTCAGAAGCTGCAGTAGATAAAGATCAAATGACTAAATTCGGTATCGATACTTCTAAAGTAAACTACCAGCCTGTAAATACAGTTCAGGATTTTAGAACATCGATTACTACAATTACTCAAAAAATGCAAGAGATTAAAAGAAAGGGAGGAGAAATTCCAAAACTTATGATTATCTTGGATAGTGCGGGTAACTTAGCAACTCAGAAAGAAATTGACGATGCTGCTACAGGATCTGATAAAGCAGATATGACACGTTCTAAAATTCTTAAATCAATCTTTAGAATTATTATGACTCCGTTAGCTGATTTAAAGATTCCTTTTATCTTTACAAATCACACATATCAGTCTCAATCATTTATTCCACAGCAAATTGCAGGTGGAGGAACAGGACCAGAATATGCTGCATCCATAGTACTTATGTTAAACAAAGCACAATTAAAAGATGGAGCAGATAAAGTCGGTATTATTGTAACAGCAAAGCCAAGTAAAAACCGTTTTGCAAAACCAACACCAATTAAATTCCACCTTGATTTTAGTAAAGGTATGAATCCATACGTTGGCCTTGAACATTACGCAACATGGGATATTTGCGGAATTACAAGAGGATCTATTGAAAAAGGAGTTAAAGTTCCAAAATCAACCGCAAGAGGTTGGATTTGCGAGCATCTTGATGAAGTAGTTTCTAACGCTGAATTCTTTACAGATAAAGTATTTACTAAAGAAGTACTTGAAAAAATTGATGCATATATCCACCCTATTTTTAATTACAATTCTGATGCAGGCGGATTAGATATTGAAGAAATGTTAGAAAATTCAATGGAGGATTAATATGGAAGTAAATCTTACGATACTAAACGAAGATAAACTACCAATAAAATATGTTCTAGGGATCCAAGAAGAGTTGGAAAACTTTCCGGATCCCTTTGACATTATTCATATTTATGTAGTTGAAAGTCTTAAAAGACCAGACCGTCCAAGAAACAATTTCACCAAACATTCATTATTGAATTATCATTCATGTGGTAAGGTAGAAAATGCAGAAAAGGGACTAGAGAAAGCAATTCAATTAGGATTATTAGAGCAAACGAATTTTGAAGAGGGCAAAGAAGCCTATAAAATATTGATAAACCCATTTCAATAGGAAACTTAATAGGTTTTTTCTCTATAATTAAAAACAAAAATAAATGAAATTCGGACAAGATTTTGAAAAAATATTCTTTAAATTATCTTTGGCAAAACCAAAGTACTTAGAGAAAATACATAAAGGCTTCTACACATCAGAAGAAATCGATACAATGCATTTCCTAGCGACTAAGTTCCATGAGAAGTTTCATGAAACTCCAAAGTCGGAGCAAATGAAAATCTTAGTACAAAGCCCTAAATTTAAAGGCAAAGTAGAAGATTCAATCATCGAGATGGTTTACAACACTGATCTGACTCAATATGACGATGAATGGTTAATATCAACAGCAGAAGCTTGGATTAAATGGCGAACATTTGACAACACCCTGATTGATACTATCGAGTACATTAAAACAACTGATGTTAATCCTGATAATGTTGAGTCAATTATCTCTAAAGTTAAAACTTTAATTAATGATAGAAACTCAATTGTATTTAATTCAGATCTAGGTCTTGATTTCTTTAATGCAGATGACCACTATCAAGAAGGTAGACAAAAAATCTCGAGCGGATATTCATTCCTTGACCGATTACTTTCAGGAGGATATGACAAAGATGGTTCATTAGTAGTTTATGTTGGAGAGCAAAATATTGGTAAGTCCATTTATTTGGCAAATGATGCTGCAAACTTTGTTAAAATGGGAGTAAACACTGCATTTGTTTCCGCGGAAATGGCAGCTCATAAAGTTCTTAAAAGAATCGGAGCCAATTTATTGACAATTCCAATGAGCGAATATGAAGATAAAGCAAAGAACAAAGATTTAATTAAAAGAAAGCTTGAAAATGTTGGTGATGGATTAACTCCACCAGGACAGTTATTTGTAAAACAATTTCCAACATCACAAGCAACTGTATTAGATATTGAAGCCTATTTAAAACAAATTGAAGAGGAAAGAAAAATAAAGTTAGGTTGTATTGTAATTGACTACATTAACATCTTAGCAAATTATAGAAATCCAAACTCTGAAAACATGTACCTTAAAATTAAGCAAATTGCCGAAGATTTAAGAGCGATGGGAGTAAGAAATGGTTGGTTGATTGTTACAGCAACCCAAATTAATCGTAACAATTATAATTCAAGCGACATTGGAATGGGAGACGTTGCAGAATCTGCAGGACTTTCACATACTGCCGATTTAATGCTTGGAATTATTCAAGATGATTTAATGAGAGCAAGTAGCGAATACTGGCTTAAAGTACTAAAAATTAGAGATGGAGAAGGTAAAGGAGTTAAATGTCGATTAGATATTAATTATCAATATATGAGACTTACTGAAACCGACGATGTTACAAATTCAAATATACACAATTTATAATGAGAACACAAAGAGATAAAATATTCGACAATACATTTGAAGAGAGCGAATTTGAAATGGATCCTACATTTTCATTTGAAATTGCACCAAGTTACACAGATAATCGTGATGAAGAAGACAAGATTGAAAGTAAAATCATTGTTGATAAAATTCATGAACTAATTGAATCTTCAAGATTTAAACACTTTAATGATATTAGTGAGTTTAACCAAACCACCAAATTAAAAAAGATTGAAATTAACGAGATCTATGAATTTATTTCAGATGAGTTAAGACCAAATCATTCAATCATCGAAGTGTTTTCGGAATTATGTGATTATTTTAACATTAATCCAACAAAATTCTACCAATCACTTGGAAACAAATTCAAAGAGGAGTTAATTGAAACTCTTGACCGTAAAACAAACGTACTAAAGAAAAAGAATATAAATAGATTATTCTAACACTATGATCGAACAAGCAATATTAGACAAACCAGTTAAAAGAATTTGGATCTTAGGTGATATGCACTTAGGAGTACGTTCAAGTTCTTTGGAATGGCTAGAAATGCAAAAAGATTTCTACGACAATCAATTCATTCCAACCTTATTAGAAAACTACGAAGATGGAGATATATTGGTTCAAGTTGGAGATGCATTCGATAACAGACAAAGTGTCAACATTAAAGTACTTCATTATTCAATCGATCTTTTTGAAAGATTAGGTAATATTTTACCAACACATGTTATTTGTGGTAACCACGATATTTGGGCTAAAAAGAGCAATGAAGTAAGTTCAATCGATGCCCTGAAATGGATTCCAAATGTTGCGATTTACAAAAATCCTCAGGAATTTACATGGGGAGGTAGAAAAGTTCTACTAATGCCATGGAGAAGAGACATGGACCATGAACTAGAAACTCTTGGAGAATATCCAGAATCTAGTATTGTATTCTGCCACTCTGAAGTTAGAGGTATTAAATTAAATAAGAAGGTAGATAATTTTCATGGAGTTGAAGCATCTTCATACGATAGATTTGATGCAGTTTATTCTGGACATATCCATTATCGTCAAAGAAGAGGTAAACTTAGAATGGTTGGTACTCCATACGAATTAACCAGATCCGACATGGACAATACCAAAGGGTTTGACCTGGTTAACTTAGAAGACATGCAGGAAACTTTCTTTGAGAACACAATATCACCAAAGTTCGTTAAGTTCAATCTAACCCAGCTATATAATACACCTCTTGGTGAATTTAAAGATGCAATTAGAAATAATTATGTTGACCTTTATGTTCCATCAAATATTGCAACAACATCTGCTCTTTCAAGATTAATTAATAAAGTACAAAAGATTAGTCGAAAAATCGATCCAAATATTTATGAGCAAGATACATTTTTAGGAGAGGACGAATATGACATGGATCAAATTGAAGACCTTTACAAAAACTATAACATTCTACATTTATGTAATGTGTATGTCGATAGTTTAATGCATGATGAAAATACTAAAAATCAAATTAAAGACAGATTAAAGAAACTTCATGACTTTCATGCATATAATAACCAAACGGATTAACATATGAAAATACAGAGCATAGAATTAAAAAACTTTGCTTCTTATGGAAATAAGATTCAAAAGATAGAATTCGATGAAGATAAATCAGAGTTATTTTTAACATTAGGAAAAAACGGAGAAGGTAAAACAACTATTGCTAACGCGATAGTTTTTGCTCTTTACGGTAAAGTTGAAGGTGTTAAGTTAAATGACTTACCAAATAGAATCAATAAAGAACTTTGGGTACGTATTAAATTACAATGTAAAGCAACTCAAGTTACTATTGAAAGAGGTCTGGCACCTGGTATTTTTAAAGTATATCTTAATGGAATCGAATTCGATAAAGCTGGTAAAAAATCAGTTCAAGATTATCTAGAAGAGGAAATATTCGGAATCCCATATCATGTATTCAAAAACATTATTATTCTTTCAGTTAATGATTTTAAATCATTTTTGACAATGAGTAATAGCGATAAAAGACAGATCATTGATAAAATGTTTGGATTCTCTATTCTTAATGAAATGCAAAACGCGATCAAAGAGGAGAGAAGGGTTCTTAAAGGGGACATTGATTCTTTTACCAGAGAATTGTCTCAAATTAATGAGAATATAGCTTCGGTTAAAGAAAAGCTTGAACAATTAATGGAGGAGAGCCAAGAAAAGGACAAGCAAAAAATCCAAGAGCTTAAAGATTCATTAATTAAATATGATGATAATAAAAAGAAGCTTGAAGAGGCTCAAACTAAAATATCACAGAGTCTAGGAAATTTCACTTCAGATTTACAAACAAAACAATCAGCTGAATCTGAGTTAAAATTCAAATTGGCTGAATTAAAAAAGAAATTGGAATTGTATGAAAATAATACATGTCCAACTTGCGAAAGTGAACTGAGCGGAGAATTTCATATTGACAGAAAATGCGAACTTGAAAAGGAAATTGAATCAATTCCTCAACGTCTAGAAAAAGTTAGTGGAGAAGTTACAAACATTAAAGAAAGCATAATTGATTTAAGAACTAAAGATAGAGCAGTTCAAGACAAAGTTTCGACATTAAATACAAACATTAGAAACTTAAAATCCGAATTGATTAAAATCAAAGAGGCAATTAAGGGTACTGCTGATTTCTCTCATTTAGAACAAATCATCAGCGACTTTGAAAAACAAGAGCTTGAGAAAGGAACACTAAAAGATACAAAAGCTGTTGATTTTGGTTTCTTAGAAATGATTGAGGAAGTACTTGGAGAGGATGGTGTTAAGAATTTAGCAATCAAAACTATCTTACCAGGACTTAATGCGAATATTGCCTTAATGACGCAAACAATGCACTTACATTTCCATATTCGTTTTGATGAAAAGTTCAATTGTATTATTAATCATTTAGGAGAAGAGATTAATCCTTTAACACTCTCAACAGGAGAGCGTAAGAAGGCAGATTTTATCGTAATCATTGCAATTATTAAGATTCTTAAATTAAGATTTCCACAATTAAATTTATTGTTCTTAGATGAGTTATTAAGTTCAGTTGATGCCGATGGAATCCATAATATTCTTAAAATTCTTAGTCAAGTAATTAAAGAGAGCAAAATAAATTGTTTTATCATTAACCATACTGTATTGCCTCATGAATTATTCGATAAAAAAGTTCAAATCTATAGAGAGAATGGATTTTCTAAGTTTGATATAGAGTCTATAGAATAAATGATATATACTAAATGGCAAGTTACAATTTAAAATACAATAGCGACGATAGCGTTATAAGACATCTTATTATTGGTTTTTTAGCCGATCTTAATAACAAGGTTTATTTTCATAGACAAATTTCAAATAATGAAAGAGTCAGAGTTGATGTTCCTTTTTATTATTCAATTACAGGCGACGATCAATTCTTAAGAGACCAATTTTTATTTACAACAGCTTCAGGACCAAACTGTAC